GCCATACGAGCAATCGTTGAGTAAGAAAGCGACTCACGGCTAGCCAATTGATTTGCACGAGTCCAGCCAATAGAGGTTCCTCCCTTTACTTCGTTTCCGTATTTCTCACGCCACGCAAGGGCACGCTTCGCATTATTGGAAGCGGACTGAGGATAGTCGTTATAAGTTTTTGCCATCTGATTAATCTACAAAAATTACCTCAAATTTTCCGTACACATAACCATCATAAATCTTGGCATCTGTTAGAGAGTTTACAATGAAGTTCTCTTCTGTTTTATTGAACCTAAACTTCTTTTTATAAAGGTCTCCACTCTGGAACATAGTATCTGGGATAGCAGCGTAGAAAGACATCTTATTGCTTTCGTTGGCTATAAATCTCTCAGTTTCAGTTAGATATCCGTAAGCATCTCCAGTTGAACCATCTGCAAACATAAAACGCAAATCTTTTTGATTGCCTGTAAGTGAGTTCACTGGATATCCCTGAAGCTCATAAGTTCCCACTGGCTTGTAAAGAATCTGCCTTATTCTTTGACCATAATCATTGTACTCCCTAAATACTGGATACCTAAGTGATGTAGCAAAGTTGTTTTCTTGCAAATAGAAAATTCGAAGTCCCGCTTTGTCGTAGTCTGGGAACTCATTTTTTATGTCTCCAATTTCTTGAATTGAAATAAGTCCGCTGTTCAATAGGACAGGGTCTGTAAAAAACTCATCACCACAAATGGTTTTTTGTATTGGGTTAATCAATGAAGTTATAAACTCTATTGATTTTTCACCAACACCGTTTTGATTCAAAACGCCATCAAAGCTTCCGACAGCAAGTCCGTTGTCAAACTTGTCGTAAAGGCCGTCGTTCTCCTTATTTAAAAGCTTTAGTGTTTTTGGTGGCTTTGTGCCAACCGAGATTTCGTAGGGCTTTAGAGAGTCTATGTATTGGTCAAACAATCCAGTTGTCAACCTAACATCTTTTAGATTGTCTAATATAACATTCCCACTTGTGTAGTCATAAACAAGACTCAATCCAAAACGCTTCATAATGTCAATAACCAAGTCGTAAACTTTAATTGACTTGTTATTTAGCAAAGATTCTTTAAACTGAAAGTTATCGTTTGGACAAGTTGCTGGAACTGAACTGTGATTATCTACTTTAATTCCAAGGAGGCTCCAATCGTAACCAAAGGTTCTCTTTTTTACGGAGTCACCTTCTACAAATGTAAAGTCTTCAACTTCCAGCGATGCGGTAAGAGTAGATGAGCCAATTAAAACCTTTATGTATTTATCTACAGTGATACTTCCGCTAACCATCTCTACAGATATAGCACAAGAGTATGTGCTACCACCCCGTAGCTCGTATGCTATTGTATCGTCTAGTTCAGCCGTAAAAGTTGGAAAGTTGATGGTTCCAAAGTCAACATTTGCAGAACCAGATGGTATTGCATCAATTCCAGAGTTGTCAGAAAAACCAGTTGGAGTTAGTTGTACTGGCGTTCCGTTTGGATTAACCATAGGAATCTTATACTTTGGTACGCTGCCGCTGTTATAAGACTCATATATCAAAACATATGGAGTGAAAACAGCATTACCAAGGTCTGTAATTTTGTTTATCGCTGGAATGATTGCATCATCATTTTCCGCATCGGTATATTCTGATGTCGCATAGCAAGTCTTTAAACCAGATATGGTAACAGTGCCAGAGTTAAACGCAAACTTTGCATTAAACCCAGAGCCATATGATATATATCCCACATTCTCATCTCCCCAGTCGGCAACGCCAGAAGACTTTCTAACTTGGTCTCCGTATTCTCTTGAAATTACAGCTTCACCTACTGCGTAGTTTGTTGGACCGAATGGCTCATATGATTCTTTTGACGGAAGGTAGTAGTTTGAAATACCAACCGAAACTCCACTTCCTACATTAACTTCTGCTCCATCCCATTGGTTTGAATTCTTTTCTACGTTGTACGGAAAAGGAAACAAAAAACTTTCTCTCTTACTCGCTGGAGTCGCAGAAAGATAAGTTGGGTAAAGTATGTATAAGTTTTCTGGGTCCCAAGAACCAGTGCCAGAAATGAACTTTGATGTGTATGCTATGCCAGCAGTGCTAAACACGCGGTCAAGAAAGTCAACAACTCTAAGCGCAGGCATAAGTCCAAACTTTTTGCCGCTAGTTCCCCAAGCTGTAAATTGACGTGATTCATATCCTGTTGTTTTTTGAATGTTATCGAAGTCAATAAATGGTATTTCAATGTCTCTTTGGCTATAACCTTGATTTAGTGATAGATATGTACTGAGCGTTCTAACTTGAGTAGAAAAAGAATCATTGTATATATCTCCTATCTCAAGTTCCCTAACAAGTTTTGAAAATTCAGAAACTCTATCCTTTAATTCCAGAGAAAATATAGGCTCTGTTGAGTTTATTGTGGCTGATATAATTCGTGCCTTTCCAGATGAAATAATATCACCATTGCTGTAAACTTCGTAATTGTAGTCTGAAAGAGGAATGCCGCCATATCCAAACGCAGCATCGTAACCAAGAACAGTTTTGTTCTTTGCTGTATATGGAACATCCGCATTAAACGTGAACGGAATCTTAATTGCATCAATGTTTGTGGTATCGTAGTAGTCTACGCCGATGTTGATTTCCTGATTCGGAAACAAATCAAGAAACTGGTTATTTACTCGTAGCCTGTAACTCATACCTTGCTTGATGCCAAATTAAAACTTACTGAACTCTTAAACTTATCATTAAAGATGTCAAAGGTAGAATCATTAATGCTAATCTTGTAAGCCTTTTGACTGCACTCTTCAACGATGAAGATTGTGTCTGCCATCAAAGCATCCTTTGAATTCCAGAAGTTTCTGCGAAGATTGTCTACAGTAAGAACGTGAGTAATCTTTTTAGAGTAAGCAATCATCAAGTCTGAGTAGTGAGCCTTCTCAATTTCTGACGTGATTCGATATGTGTTTGCGTAATTTGCAACTGAATCAGAATAAAGGTCAACGCTATAAACTACAACCATATAGGATTGACCTCCTCGTTTTGAGAAGTCATAAAAGTTCTTATCAATCTTTGCGGCTATTGTAACTGGGAAGTCTCCAATTGGCTCACCCATAGTTGTTCCAGTAACATAAAAAACTCCAAACTCTTGAAGGTCGGCTGTGTTGTATATGACTGCTACATCCCCACTGCTTGGAGTAAATGTTACGGTTCCACCAGCCTCAAAAGTAATTACAGCCGAACCATTAGTTTCATCGTAGTCAAGAAGCGCACCGTTCCAACCGCGAACAACTGGAGCAAGCGGCGGTGCTCCGTTATCGTATATAAGTTCTAAAGCCATTACAATTGAGAGTTACGTTCTTGAATTCTGCGAGCGTTTTCATCACTACGAAGGTCGTTAGATGCTACAAACGCACGAACTGGTTTATCTAATTTACCAACCATTGAAATGTTTGCAGATGCAATAGCACGAAGAAGTTCTACTTGCTCATTAGCAACCTGAGCAGGGTCCTTTACAACTCCACCAGCGGCAAACTTGTAGTTTGACTTACCGTATCCGTTAATCTGGTCTAGAAGAGTTTTGTACTTCTGAGTTGACTTTTTATTAACGATGTATTCACCGCCTTCCATCTCGTAGCCTCCTTGACCACGAACAGTAAATGGAACACCTCCCTCTGCGTGAGAAGGTCCATTAACGACACCACCTTGAGCAAACTTAGTTGGGAAGAACTGCCGTTGGTTGATTGCTCGAAGTTCTTGACCATATCCAACGCTAGCAAATGCAGATGTGATTGCAGCCTTAATAGATATAGTAAGCGGGTCGCCCTCTCCTTTTAAAATAAGGTTAGGGATGATTGAACCAAGAGCAGACAGGTAGTCTACTAAAGCTTTTTGCCTGTCTCTTTTTTGTTCAGCTTCAAAGATTTGTTTTTCAATCTTGTTTTGAGCCTGAACTTCCTTTTTGCGATTCTTTTCTATTTGCGCTCGATACTCTGCTTCTGAGATTAGTTGACTCTCAAGTTTTGCCTGAAGAATTTCATCTTCAATTTCAGCACTATTTTTAATTGCATCTAGCTCTCGGTCAAGACGGTTCTTTGTGTTTTCAAACGCAACTTCATTGAACCTGTCAATAATCTCAATACTCTTATCGAGAACCATTTGTAGTCCCTCTCCAATAGTTAGGTCAAGACCAAGGTTAAAGTTCTCTCCGAAAGCAGCCCCAAGTTCAAAAAATTCCTGTTTGTCTTTCTGGTTTTCCTCTGGGGTTATTCCAGAATTCGCAAGCTGATTGTACTTTGATTGTATCGCTTCAAGTGCTGCCTCAATCTTAGCTCTTTCTTCAGGGCTTAGACTATCCTTGATTGAGTCATAAAATGCTTCAACCTGTTGAACGTATGTTTTAAGTCCGTTGATATACTCTTGTTGACGCTCAAACAACTTTGCCTGTCCATACGCAGTATCTGAGTATGAATCATCTAAGTCAGAAAGCCCACGGCTAAATACCGAGAACACATTACCACTTCCAGAAAGTAGTTCATTGGCTATATCAGAACTTGTACGTTCAGACTTTATCAATAGCTCAGTTAGCTTCTGAGCCAAATCAAGTGCAGATTGACCAAATTGTTCATTTACGTTTTGAAGCCTAAGCGTGTTTTTCTCGCTACCCTTGAACAGTGAATTGTACTTCTTGAAGAACTCTTCAGAACTTCCGTCCCAATCTTCAAGAGCTTTTCTGATGTTTACAAGAGCAAGTTCGTAAAGCTCGGCGTTTTCATTTAGCGCCTCTGTTCTTTCAGCGTCAAGTTTAGCCTGCTCAGATATTGTTGCCGCATTTTCACTACGAAGTGTATACTCATCCTCGATTTGTTTTTTGCGGCGAGAGAACGCTTTGTCCTCTTCTTCGGCCCTATCTTTTATTTGTTTAAGCTGTAAGTCTAGTTCTTTGCGCTCTTGCTCAAAAAGTGACAAATACTTATCCGTTGGGTCTTTCTTTACACTTTCTTCTTTTTTAAGCTCGCCAGTGTATTCGGAAAGAGAAACTGACAATTCTCGATAAGCCTTTGCACGGCCCTCTAAGAAACGACCCTTTGCCCTTTCTGACGCTACGGAAGATTTTAGAAGTTCGTTTGCTTCCTTTTCTAATTTCACAGCGCCACGCAAGTACCGTTGAGAAGCTTCTTGAGCTTCTATTTCTCTGGTTTTTACATCCGTAATCTGCTTGATTGCCTCAACTTCATCTTTTAAAACACGAAGCACGGAACGCCTTCCTTTTTCAAGGTCGATTCTTTTTACTTCCTCATTTCGTAGCTTGGTAAACTCACCAGTAACTCCGCTAAGTCCCTGAGCAGCGTTTCTCAATCCATCAAACTGATTAATCAACGACTGCAATGCTGGTCCAAAAATTGGTATAATTCCAGCAATCCTTGCCAAAAGACCAGACTCTGAAGCTAGTCTTTCAAGCTCATTGTTCAGCTCCTCTAATGACTTTGGGTTTGCCTTGTTTAACTCATCAAGAACTTCTTTTACATTTTCATCGTTTGTGTCCTTTAAAAGCTCGTTAAGTATTTCGAGTTCTGTATTATTGCGCTTAAGTCCATCAGCGAGTCTTTTATCAAACGCATCACCAAGTCGCTCTGACTCATTGCGAAGGATAACGTATCCCCTTGCAAGGTTTTCTGAGTTTTGACTTAATAACCCAATAGAGTTTAATACAAGGTTATTTGAAACCAAAAACTCACCAAATGATATCTTGAGGTCGTTAAAAGAACTGCTAAGGATGTCAAGTTGTCCAGATACCGAAGACATCTGTCGAGCAGTTGCCGATAACTGTTGAGCAAAACCTTCTTGGACAAGAGTTGCATCATTTACAGCATCTATGTTCCTAAGAACCGTGATTAGTTGAGCAGCTCCAGTCTTACCAACCAATTCCTCAGCTTTTGCTACGCTAATGTTTTTATCTGCAAGAGTTTGAAGAGTTACAGATATGTCTTCGCCAGGCTTCTTTAGGTCAAGTAAGATTTTGCGAAGTCCAGTTCCAGCTCTAGATGCACTAAATCCGTTATCCGATAGGATGCCAAGAATCTTTGCCGTCTTCTCAAAGCTCAAGCCAGCCTGACTTGCAAGTGGTCCAACATAACCAATTGCTACACCAAAATCTTCAAGTGTTAGTGCGGACTCGTTTACAGCAGAAGTAAGTGTTGCAGCTGTAGATGCTGCCCCAACGCTACTAATTTGAAACTGGTTTTGAACCTTAACGAGCGCTGAACCAACAGCAGTAATGCTTTCGCCAGTCGCCTGTGCAGCTAACGCTACAGGAGAAAGCAGATTAGGAATGTCTTTAGCCGATACACCAAGTTTACCTAGTTCGATTGCAAGTTCAGATATCTCGTTTGCAGTAAATCTTGTTTCTACTGCGATTTCACGAATTGAATCTTCAAGTCGTTTGATTTCTGGCCCAGTGGCGTTTGTTACGGCTGCTACCCGTGAAATGTTTTTGTCAAAGTCAATAAAAGCCTGAATAGAGCTAGTGATGAATCGCTGAGTCCCACCAACTACTGTCCCAAGCACCTCATAGATTCCTATGAACTTTACTATACTTCCTATTGCCTTTCCAATAGATTGCGGAGAGAATGAATCAGCAAATGCTTTTCCAAAAAATCTTTGGCGCTCGGCAGCAGCAGCAGCGGCTTTTGCAGCTCTTTCGTTTGCGGCAGCTTTTTCGTTTGCGAGCTTTGCATCAAGCCTATTTTGAGCAAAGATGTCTTTGCCTTCTTTCTTTATGTCGGAAACACGCTCTTTTCGGCGAGCCTTTTCTTTCTTTTCCTCTTGCTCAATTTCGAACAGGCGGTTCTTTTGTTGGCGAAGAAGTTCTTGAATCTGCTTTGTCTCCTCATCATACAAGCGCTTTTTCTCAGCACGCTCTTGAGCAATACGCTCCCTTAAGTCTTTTAATGCTTGTCGAGCAGCAGCTTGACGCTCT